TCCAGATAAGTTTATCGCATTATTACTGTTGCTACTTTCAGAGACAACCCTAGTGAGAGTCGTCCCTGAAGCTGTAAAAACACCTGAACCTAGCTCGAAATTACTTGTACCATCTTCTATACAGTACCTAACAGTTTCTCCGTTAGACACTCCTGCTGCGGCAAAAGTCTGGAAACCGTCAACCGCTGAACCCAAAGTGATTGTGCCAGTACCCGTAGTAGCGGTTGTCATCTTGGCACGATTGACCAGTTTTACCATAGCGGCACTCCAAACTTAATTGTTATGCAATACGGATGATTGCGTTACTTGCGTCAGGCGTTGGGAACACAATCTGAAAGTCCCCAGAAGTTGATGACTTGTTAGAGCCAAAATCAAGAACAACCACACTTGCATCGTTAGATGCAGTATCATTATAAATCAACGCACCACGAGCCGTGATTGTTGCAGATGTAAATGTAAGATCCGCAAAGTCAGTCAACGCTGTAGTTCCTGATGTTGTTGGTGTTACGTTTGTAAGAGTACCACCACCCGCAGAATACGTTCCAGAGTTTGATACCTCGTTAGAAGTAGTATACGCTGTAGTAGCTGCGTTGAATGAAGCACTGTTATCATACAAAGCTAGTTTGAAAGTATTACCACTTGAGTTGGTAAAGTTGTGTGTTGCAGTCATCAATTCTTTCTTGAATGATGTGCACATAAAGTTGCCGCTAAATGCCATTTTACAATCTCCTTATAAGGTCGGCTAGTTCAGGATGACCTGCTTCCTTGAGAGCATTATACACAGTTGTACGGTCACTGTGAATAGCTTGTCTCATATAGTAAGCCACCAATTTCTCCAGATGCTTAGAGTAGGCACGAGCCTGATCCCTTATTTCTGGATGCGCTGAATCCGAAACAGCTATGATCTTTTGCACACACTGTTCGGATAATTCATCAGGGGTAAGACCCCTATTATGAGTTGTGTTTATTTGAACTAAAGATTCATCTCTAGGAACACTTACATCTATTTTAAACATTACAGATCCATCCTTGGTTCACCATCACGATAACTATCTCTTTTCAGTCTACCTTCTCCTAGCACTATTAGTCTTTGCATAGCTTCGTCAAACTTTTCTTTATACATAGCAGAAACATCTTGCTCACCTTTCATAAATACATACGCATTTATTAAACTACCATAAAGAAGTGCTTGCTCTGCATTGTCGCCTAGCCAAGATGTACTTGATGTAACGATTGAAGGTGGATCATAGTAGTAATGTAGCTGCACTGAGTAATTAGTATCTGGTGTAGGAGCTATAATAAAATTTCCTGGTGAGTTAGTAGATGAAAAGTCACCATCAAACTCTGAGTAATACTTTGGCAGTCCAGTTGTTGATTGGTTCGGATATGCTTCACGCATGAAGTTAACATCTTTTTCAATAAGAAAGTTGTAGTTGCTACTAGAATCTATAACGGCAAACGAAAACGGAGCAAGAAAATCATTAGGTCTTGCTACATATGGATGAGATGCTGTTACGTTAGCTGTTACATTTTTCCTAAGTTCAGGAATCATTACAGTACGATGTATTAACTCTTCTGTTTGTCGAACAAACGTAGGTATCTCAGCAACAAAAGTTGTTTCGTTATTTTCGGTGAAGTCTTGTATCGACTGTACTAACTCAGCGTAATTCATTCTTCAGCCTCATTATAAAGATTATCAAATACTCTATTTACATCTAGTGTATAGTCTAAATCGCTTTTTGAATAGTGTATATGCTGAGATGGTTTAAAATCTGGAGCACCTTTTCCAGTCTCAAACCAAGCAGGGTGCGTTACCCTTACACGATTATTAGGGAGTGCCACTACATTCCCAGTCCATTCTCCTGCATCAAGAAGCTGTAGTACATGAGCCTGTTTGTGTTGAGCGGGGTCATCTGCAACATCAGTATCGGTGTAGTCTACAGTAAACAGATAATTTGCTGCAAACATTTCTCCGCCTATCTTAGCCATCCAAGGGCATGGGGTTGCCCTGTCAAGCTTATATACTGCATGAGTATGGGATGGGCAGTCCCAAGGCTGTGCATCATGTACCGCCATAGGTTCAGGCCATTCTTCAAGTGGTTCGTCAGCTACTAAAGCAGTGATCGGCATCCTAGCCCACATTGCACCACCATGCACATTCTCTCCACCTTCTTCATCAGCCTCAGATCCTGTGAATATAACCTGAAAGCTTAGACATCTATTAGGCATAGTAGTTACAGCAATAGCCATAGCATGAAGGAACTCGCCGTGATAACGCTCATGGTTACATGTGTATTCACGACGAACCCAACACTTAAAATGTGGTATGTTGCTTTGAAGGTATGCCATTAGTTCAATTGAACTTTATCCGTTACGTCTAAATCTTTGTGGTCTGGCTGCACCGCTGCCACGGGCAACGCTTCCTCCTTTAGCATAACCCTTCTTCTTCATAGAGCCGCCCATACCTTTTTTAACAACACCACCTTTGGCGTAACCTTTCTTCTTCATAGCTCCTCCTTTAGCCATGCCTTTCTTTTTCATCATGCCACCACCCATTTTTTTAGTAGCCTTTTTAGCAGCCGCACCTGCTATTGCTGCGCCCGTTATAGGACTTAAAAATTTAGCTGCGGTTGAAACAGCTTTACCTAATTTTTTACTAGCGGGAGTAGATCCTGTTCTTCCACCTGTTTTTCTATTTCTAGCTCTGTCACCTCTTTTGGGTTTTGTTTTTTCTGACTCTGGTCTTGGCTTTGGCTTTACCATAGCTGCGGGTCTTTTCTTAGGCTTTGTAGCACCTCCGTCTTTCATTTTACCTACACCATCAGCAGCAAAGAATGGGACTTTCTTTCCGCCCTTCTCTACCATTTTAAGCTTACTTCCTTTGCTCATAGCAACAGGCTTTTTCTTCATGGCTCCGCCTTTTGCGTAACCTTTCTTTTTCATCGCGCCACCTTTGGCGTAACCTTTTTTCTTCATAGCCATTTTAATCTCCTTAAAGTTGTGACGTTAAACAATAGTTATATTCCCTACCATACTACTGTGACTTGTGCATTGATACACCAAAGATGTATCGGAGGGTTCGTGAGGCACAATGAATTGTGTCAGTCCTGTTGTTGAGTTATAGTTTTCTGTGACACCCGTAGTAAAAGCAGAGCCACCGTTAGATGTTCTTATCTGCAAAGGATGGCTACCTACATTAGCTGCGTTGTTAATTAGGTAAGTATGCCCCTTGTAGAAAGTAAAGTTTGGATTGTCTCCAGACGTAGCACCAGGCCCAGTAAAAGTATAAGCAGATGATCCGTTTGTTCCTGCGGTGTATTTAGTTACAGGGCCAGTTGTTTCATCATTAACTCGAATCCACGCTCCACCGTGTGCAAAATATAAGCCCCCAGTCGCATGAACATGGGCTACAGCGCCGTGGTATGTGCTTGCACTTGGCAGGTCGCTTAAAGCACTGTAATAAAATACAATTTTATTTGCGCCAGAGCTTACATCTATAACGCCATTGGTATCTATAATATCAGTTAAAGTTGAGCCGTTTCCAAGTGCCGCATATATCTCTGTAAAGTTTGAGTTTATCTTGGTTGCCCCTGCACGAAGGGTGTCACCGTTCCCATCGTTTGCGCTGCTTCCTATTCCTACACTTTGTAAAGCCATGTTCTATCCCTCGTCAAATGTGTCTGTAGTAGAGTCTAAGGTTGTTGTTGTGCTGTCAAAACTTGGGGCTGCTGTAGCCACTGATACAGTTACAGAACCTACGCTACCTGTTGCAGATACGCCATCGACATTATCTGTTTCTGCTATTGTGATAGTAACCCTACCAACTGATGCAGTCATAAGAGTTCCTTGGTTCCCTACAGGATTAAACCCATACAAAGCTCTACTTTCTAACAAAGCCCTATCAGGTCTTGGATCACGCAAGGATTGAGGATCGTTTATCTTTAACCTACCAAGAAAGTTTTGTGGCTGATCGGGATCAACAACATCTCTCCCAACAAGAAATCCTGTCTTAACTCCATTGTTATATTCAGGAACAAGATCTTTTAAAGGGTATCTAAACCCTGTCTTATCACAGAAACCAAAGGCATATTTAGCTTTTGCGTAACTCATTATCCACCCATAAAGGTATCAAAAGGAACGAACTTGATTGACGCTGTTTCCTCATCTTCACCTGCTGCAAGTTGAAACTGAAATTCATACTCTTGCTTCAGGGCTGCTGTTCTAGAAGCAGCCTCTGGTCTTTTCATAGCTATATAATAAGCTAGTCCAGAAACTAACGCAGGCACAAAGCGTGGTGGTACAGATGTAACTGAAGAACCTATACCAGAAGATAAACCATCTATACCTTTGAGCCTAAAGTACGATAAGGTGTATGTCGTTGTGCTGTCTGGCACAGGCCACAAAGTTATTTTTGTTTCCGTTGGGAGCCTTTGGACGTAGATCTGGGTCGGCCTACCTTGCGTTTCTTTGTTGGTTTGTTGGGCGTAGGTTGCGACACTGATCCTTTGGATGGTGGTATCGGTTTGATTTGTACCTGTACCTGTTCGGATTTGGTGTTCGAGGATGTCAATCGTGTCCGAAGGTAGCGTATAAGTCGCAGTACCTGCCGTAATGGATAGAGTATTAGATTCAATAGTGAAGAGATTAAGCCCACGGTTTTGCCACTCCAATGTTAAAATGTTAAGGCTCCTACGAGCCGTTTTAAGATCATAGCCTGAACGCATCTCAAGACCTGCTCGCTCATAAGCTTCTTCAAATAACTCTGCTAGATCTGGTGTTACTACTGCCATGATGGTTTCCTATGTAACTACACTTCTGTATCGTTTCGTTTTCTTTGCAATTTTTTTAGGTTGAGCCACATACTGCTTGCCTGAAGCCTTGCCTGCTCGCTTTGCTCTTGATGTGGCTGCATACTCAGAAGAGCTAAGAGACTTAATAGCCGAAGAAGGGAGGTAGCGTTCGCCAGTAGCATTACCGCCTTGGGTAGAAGGCTTGCCACTTTTAGTTCGCCACTTCTGTTTAGTCCAAGATTTAAGGCTTTTTTGAGACTTTTTTAGAGCCATTTCTTATTATACCTTTTAAAGTTTTAGCCTGACTAGCGTGTGTCTTTGAAGCTTTGTTTAAACCCTTTACGACTTTCTTTACTTTCCTTCTATTTTTATTAGTAAGTGCCATCAATCTTTGTAACCTCCCCCTGCTTTTTTATAAGCCTTAGCAAGCATCTGAGCTTTTCTAGCAGACCATTGTCCAGGTGCTCCGCCCTTACCACCTGCTTTTATTCTATTAAATATACGCTTTCTTTTTGTAGGCTGAGTATAGTTACCTGCTTGATTAACTTTACTCTTGGTTTTCCCACCTTCACCCATACGAATTATATTAAGGTCTTTAGCGTCATCACCTGTAGAGCTAATACTTGAAGGAGCCATGTTTTTAGAAATGCTTTTTTTTCTTTTAGCTTCGGCACCTCTAATTGTTTTTTGCATTGCAACTTTTTTTTCATTAGCTTTTGTAGCTTTAGATGAATCCTTTTTTGCTTTTCTTTTACGAACAAATTTACCAATGGCTTCCACAAGTGGGGAAGGATGCTTTCTCTCATATGCCATTTTGTTACCTTTCAATTGACTTCCCATCTGAGCACGAGAGATAGCCATCTAACACTTCCATCTTTTTCTAGCTTGTCTCAATCTACTGTTAGGATCTTTAGCTGCTTTAGGAAACTGTTTCATCTGCCCTGCTGATCTTGCACAAAATGACTTACGTCTATTAGCCGCTTTACTTCCTGGCTTAACTTTACCAGTAACAGCAGTCTTTAACTTAGATCCTGGATTCTTTTTACGATATGCTGCAACACCTGCTTTAGTCATTCCCGCCCCAGATTTAGTAGGACGGAAATTCTTTTTGTTGCGTTTGGGCATTTCACCCTTTTTCTTCACAGTCATAATTACTCCAGTATTAGAGTTATCACTGATCCAGATCCGCTCAACGCAGAAACAAAACAACCATTGTCTGCCAGTATACCATCGTTAGGAAGAAACACATCGTTCCATCCCGCAGGCATTGTAAGATCAAGAAGCACATCTCCTGTAGCAGATCCATTCTTAATCGTGAAAGCAGTTGTGTTAGTGCAGTATACCAGAACCCCTTGCAGCCTGCTG